GGCAATGGGATGCCGGCCGACAACAACGCGTTCCTGGAGCTGGACATCTCCGGTCTGAAGGCCGCCCGGTACAAGGTGACGCTGGTGGAGGAATCCGCCCCGTCCACGGACGCAGCCCTGTCTGACCTCCGGATTGGCTCACTGAGCCTGTCCCCGTCCTTCTCCGGCACGGTGGCCAGCTACACCGCAACCACAGCCAATGCCACCAACACCATCAACGCCATGCCCTCCAACGCCGCAGCGGCCATCCAGGTGACAGTCAACGATGTGGAGATTGACAACGGAACCGCCGCCACCTGGAAGGACGGCGCAAACACGGTCAAGGTAAAGGTGACTGCGGAGGACGGACAGGCCAGCCAGACCTACACCGCCACCGTGACCAAGTCCAATGTCTGAGCTGCCGGAGGGCCTGCTGGATGATGTCAAGAACTACCTGGACATCACCTGGGAGGATGAGGCCACAGACCGGAAACTTGCCGGGATCGTTGCTGGCGGCATGGACTACCTGGACGATAAGGCCGGGGAGAGGCTCGACTAAACCCAGCCCGGCTATGGCCGTTCCCTGCTGATGGACTACGCCCGCTATGCCAGGGACGGGGCTATGGATGTGTTCGAGAATAACTACCGCCATCTGCTGCTGGCGATGCAGAACAACAGGAGGGTGAGGGACTATGCGCCAGAAGCCGTTCCGGCCGGGGAGTGAGATTTCCCAGAGCTACAACAGCGGCATCGTGACTGTGTACCGGGTGTCCGATGGGGCGGAGCCGGGCTTCGCCCCGGTCCCGGTGCTGGAGAGGAAGGCTGTGCTGCGGTATGAGGAACTGCGGGTGGGGCTGAACCGGTACTATGACGCCCGGCAGAACCAAGTGCAGGTGGAGAAGGTCGTCCGGGTACCCCGGGGGGCGGATATCTCCCCCCAGGACGTGGCCATCACCCAGGACGGGCGGCAATACCGCATTGATCTGGTGCAGCTGGCCCAGGATGTGTGGCCGCCCAGCCTGGATCTGACCCTGGCCAAGACGGAGCAGGTCTATGAGGTGTCCAAGTTGGACACATGAGAACAAACAGGAGGGCAGAGCGTGAGATGGTATGACAGACTGATCGCGGCCCATCGGGACGTGACGGACAAGGTGAGCCACGCGGTGCGGCTGAAATCGGATCGTTATTTTGTGTGGCAGGAGGATGGCCGCAACGATCTGGCGGCGGAGAACGCCCACGCCGAGGGGGCCGTCACCGGCTCCACCGACCTTTTCACCAAGAAGGAGTTTGATCCATGGGTGGAGGCTTTGGGGGAGTCCCTCAGCAGCCATGGGATTGCGTGGAGCCTCAGCTCCCAGTATGAGCCGGAGGCAGGATTCTGGCATTACACATGGGATTGGGAGGTGGCGGATGGCTAAGATTACGTTCAAGGGCTTGGATTCGTACATGTCCAAGCTTAGCGCCCTGGAGCGGTCTGCGGATCAGGTTGCCAAGGCGGTCATCTACGACGGCGCTGAGGTTGTGGCGGACGCGGTCCGGAAGGGGCTGGAGAGCCTGCCCACCTCTGAGCATGACGGAAAGCCCTGGTTTGGTACGCCTGGTCATCTGGCCCGCGGGCCCAGTGAGGCGCAGAAGAAGGGGCTGATTGACAGTTTCGGCATTACCCCGGCCGGAACGGACGCAAAGGGGCTAATTAACGTACATATCGGTTTTGACGGTTACAACAGCGTCCGGTCTGCCCAGTGGCCCCAGGGGCAGCCCAACCAGATGGTGGCCAGGGCGGTGGAAAAGGGCACGTCGTTCATGGAGAAAAACGCCGTCATTAAGGCGGCTGTCTCCAAGTCCCGCAGGGCGGCGGTAAAAGCGATGGAGCGGCGTGCTGAAGAAGAAATCGAAAAGATCGTGAAATGAGGTGCGGCATGATTAAGAAAATTAACGGCAGGGACTGGTTTTGCTGCCCTCACTGCGGCAAGGCGCTGTTCCCTGTCTCGCCGGAGACGCGGGCGGAGCATCTGGCACTGCGCTGCAAGGCGTGCAAGAACGACGTGCAAGTGAATATTCCTTAGAGCCAAGAGCCTTAGAGCCAAGAGCCGTCAATCACCGGGGTGAACCCGGCAGTTGGCGGCTCTTTCATTTTTGACAGAAGAAAGGAAGAGACTGCTATGGCGACAATCGGCGTATCAAAGCCCTATTACGCAAAGTACAACGTGGTGGATGGGAATGTGTCCTATTCCGGCGGCGGCGTGATGGGGAAGATGACGGAGCTGGAGATCTCCATCGAGACCAGCGAGGACAACAACCTGTACGGGGACAACGGCATCGCGGAAACGGACCGGACGTTTTCCAACGGCACCCTCACCGCCTCCACCACCGACCTGTCCCAGGAGGTGGCCAAAGACCTGCTGGGAGTGGTGGAGCGGGAACTGGAGGAGATCCCTGGCATTACTGACACCGGCGTGAAGGAGCTGGTCTTCGACGACAGCCAGGTGACGCCCTATCTGGGTACCGGATTCATCATCAAGAAGATGGTCAACCACATGACGCGCTGGCGGGCCATCGTGCTGACCAAGGTCATGTTCTCTGTGCCGTCCGATTCCGCCACCACCCAAGGGGAGAGCATCGAGTGGCAGGTGCCGGAGCTGAGCGGCACCATCATGCGGGATGACAGTGAGACCCATACGTGGAAACGGGAGGCTACCTTCACCACGGAGGCCCAGGCGGAGGTGTACATCAAGCATCGGCTGAACATCGGCGCAGAGGCTGCCGCAGCCGCTTACGCCCGGGCGGGCCTGAACATCGGGGGGGATGAGGTATGAGAAACGGGACAATCACCCTGGCGGGCAAGGAATACCCTCTTCGCTTCTCCCTCCGGGTGTTAAATGCCTGCAAGGAGCGGTATGGAACCCTGGACGGCATCTTCCAGGCGCTCCAGGGGGCGGCCGACGGGATGGACGCGATTGAGGAATGCCTGTGGCTGCTGGAAAACATGCTGGACGCCGGGTGGCGATACGACAGGATCAATGGGAAAAACCCGACCCAGCCGCCGGACATGGACATGCTGCTGGACGTGCTGGATCTGTCGGAAGTACAGGCGGCGCTGGTGACGGCTATTGCCGGCGACAGCGTCCGGACGGTGAAGGCCGACCCGCCAAAAAACGGCGCCGCCGCTGCCGAGGCGGCGGCGGATCAGAGCTGAGCCTTTCGTGGTTTATGTGGTACGGGATGGCGGTTGGCCTGACCAGGGAGGAAACATTGGATATCCCCTATGGGGAGCTGATGGACCTAGTCGCCATCCACCAGATCAAATGCGAGGGCGCGGAGCTGCGCCGCGCCCTCTCTGATGAAGATATTATCCCGGATGTTCTGTGAGGTGAGTGGATGGCATATGACATTGGCGCTCGTCTGGGCATTGAGGGCGAAAAGGCATTCAACGACAGCCTCAAGGCTGTAAACGCCCAAATCAAGGCCCTGGGGGCGGAAATGACCGCCGTGACGGCTAGTTTCCTGAAAAACGCGGATTCCCAGCAGTCCCTGGCGGCGAAAAACGAGGTATTGAACCGGTCGATTGAGGTCACCAGGAGCAAAACGGAAATTCTCAACAAGGAGATCGCCAGCCAGAAGGAAAAGCTGGACAGTTTGGGACAAGCCCTGGACAAGGCGGCGAAGAAATCCGGAGAGAACTCTGACGAGGCCCTGAAAGCCCAGAACGCCTACAACTCCCAAGCAAAGAAGGTCAACGACCTGGCGGCCCAGCTCAACAAGGCGGAGGCGGAGCTTGCCAGCATGACCAACGCTGTGGAGGAAAACAGCCGGGCCATGGAGGGCAGCGGCCAGAGCATGGACGAGCTGGCAGACGGGGTGAAGCGGGCGGGCGACAGCATGGAGGACGCCGGAAAGGCCGGGCTGTCCTTTGGGGGTATCCTGAAGGCCAACGTCCTTTCCGACGCCATTGCGGCCGGGGCCCGGAAGCTGGCGGAAAGCCTGCGGGCTGTGGCGGACGCCGCCCTGGATCTGGGCAGGCAGTCGCTGGAGGGATTTTCACAATTCGAGCAGCTCAGCGGCGGGATCAAGACCTTGTTCGGCACAGAGGCGGGGTCCCTGGAGGAATACGCACAGTCCGTGGGGAAATCCGTGGATGAGGTGTCCGGCGAATATGAGCGGCTGCTGGCCTCCCAGCAGACAGTATTCTCCAACGCGGACAAGGCGTTTCAGACCGCCGGGCTCTCCGCCAACAAGTACATGGAGACCGTCACCAGTTTCTCCGCCAGCCTGATCCAGGGCCTGGGCGGGGACACGGAGGCGGCGGCACAGCTGGCGGATCAGGCCATCATTGACATGGCCGACAACGCCAACAAAATGGGCACCGATATGGAGAGCATCCAGAATGCCTACCAGGGGTTTGCCAAGCGGAACTTTGACATGCTGGACAACCTCAAGCTGGGCTATGGAGGCACCCAGGCGGAGATGGTGCGGCTGATCAACGACAGCGGCATCCTCAACGAGACCATATCCAACCTGGACAACGTCAGTTTTGACCAGATGATCCAGGCCATCCACGCGGTGCAGGCCGACATGGGCATCACCGGCACCACGGCCAAGGAGGCCGCCAGCACCATCGAGGGCAGCACCAATTCCATGAAGGCCGCATGGGAGAATCTTGTGACAGGGTTAGCCAGCGGCGACGCCGTTTTGAGCGGCCTTATGCCCAATTTTACAGAGAGCGTAGCCACGGCGGGGGAAAACATCCTTCCGCGGGTGGAGACTATCCTGGAAAATATGGGCACGTTGGTGGAGCAGATGCTGCCCCAAATCACAGAGCAGATCCCCCCGCTCGTTGAGACGGTCATCCCTCCGCTGGTGGCTGCTGGAGGGAAACTGCTGGGCGGCCTGGCCTCCGGGATTGCGCAGGCCGTTCCGGGGCTGCTGGAGCAGGCCGGGGCGGCCCTTGCCGGATTGCAGGACAGTTTTCTTCAGCTGGTGCCCACATTATCCCAGGGGCTGCGGGAGAAGGCTCCGGATTTCATCGCCTCTGGGCTGGAGCTCCTGTCCGGGCTGAGTGCGTCGCTGCGGGAAAATGTTGGGCTGCTGGTGGATGCCGCTCTGGATCTGGTGAAATCCCTGGCGCAGGCCATTGCCGACGGTATCCCCGATATCATTGAAAAGGGGCCGGAAATCGTATCCAATCTGGCGAATACTATTAACGATAATGCCCCTAAAATCCTGAAGGCCGCTTTTGACATCATTGTGACCCTGGGCAAGGGCCTGATTGACGCGATTCCTACCTTAATTGCCAATATTCCGCAGATTTTCAGCGCCATTGTGGATACTTGGTCTGCCTTGGACTGGCTTAGCCTGGGGAAAAATGCCATTACCTTCCTTAAAGATGGCATTACCAACATGATTCCGCAGCTGAAAACAGCTGGCAAAAATGTGCTGGATGCCGTTGTTAACGCTGTAAAGCAGCTCCCGCAAACCTTGTTGGAGATCGGCAAAAACGGCCTATCTGGTTTGGTGAACGCCATCAAGAGCTTTGCCGGGGCCGCAAAAAGCGCAATGTCCGCTGTGGCAACCGGAATCCTCAATGAGATAAAAGCTCTCCCATCCAAGGCCCTGGAGATTGGCAAAAACATTATTTCCGGTATCGTAAACGGCATCAAAAACGGCGCAGCGGCAGCGGTCAAGGCTGTCACTGACTTGGCGGGCAACCTGCTGGGCAAGGCCAAGGAGGCTCTTGGCATCCACTCCCCGTCCAGGAAGTTCAAGGAGGAAGTCGGCGAGTACATCGGGTTAGGCGTAGCGGAGGGCATCTCCAACAGCAGCGACAAGGCGGTGAAGGCCGCTGACGAGATGGCCAAGGATGTGTTTACCCGCAGCAAGGACTGGGCGGACCGTCAGACCAAGTACATGAACCTCTCCTTCCAGGAGCAGCTGGAGCTGTGGGAAACCATTCAGGGCCAGTTTGTCGAAGGCAGCAAGCAGTACGCTGAGGCGGAAGAGAAAATTTACGATCTGCGGGCCCAGGTCCAGGCGGAGTTCTACCAGAAGATCGAGGACGCCAACAAGAAGGTGGCGGAGCTTCAGAATGAGTACTATGACGCCATGGAGAAGCGGCAGGAGCAGATTGCCAACGCCTACGGCCTGTTTGACAAGGTGTCAGAGCGGGAGGAAATTTCCGGCAAGGATCTGCTGCACAACCTCCAGGATCAGGTTTCCATTATGAAGTCCTTCTACAAGGGGCTGGACAAGCTGGAGGAGCGGGGCGTTGGTTCCGCTATCGTGGACGAAATCCGGGCCATGGGCCCCAGCGCGGAGAGTGAGCTCCACGCCCTGCTGGGCCTGACAGACCGGGAGCTTGACCAGTACGCCAACATCTACAAGGAAAAGCAGCAGCTGGCCAACCGGGTGGCGCTGGACGAGCTGAAAGATTTGAAAGCCCAGACGGACGCGGAGATCGCCTCCCAGATCAACGACCTGCGCAGCTACTACAGCCAGAACGCGCCGGAGATCGGGCGTTCCTTCACTATCGGGCTGGCAGATGGCATGTGGAGCGGCCTGTCCACATTGGCCAGCGTGAGCAGGGACGTGGGCCAGACCATCATGTCCTCCGTTGCCGGCGCTATCGGGAGCGGGCCCTACGCCGACCTGGCCGACACCATGGTACAGAGCGGCGGGGGCGTTCCGGAGGGGTACGAGAGGGCCCAGGAGGCGCTGGAGATGGCCACACGGGTTTTTGGCGACCGCATGGCAAAGGGGGAGCTGATTACCCTGGGAGAGCTCCAGGAGGCGTTTGGCGGGATGATGGACGGCGTGGAGGTCCGCATGGACGGGCAGAAGGTCGGCCAGATCACCTACGGGCACCAAAAGAACTACAACCGGGCCTATGACATGTAAGGAGGGCGGCTATGCGAGCAAAGCTGGTGATCAACGGCGTGGATTTCACACCCTGGATTCTGGAGGAAGGGATGGAGCAGTACGAGCTCACCCGGCAGGAGCGCAGCGTGGTGGGCCTGGACGGCATCGACTACCGCGCTGGGGTAGTCAAGCGGGGGATCAGCGTCTCCCTCACCAGGATGAAGGACACGACGTGGCACAGCCTGCTGGACGCCCTCCGGACCCGCCCGGCAACAGTGGAGTACATCGACGACGCCACGGGGGAGGCACGCAAGCTCTTCTATGTGTCCGCCCCCAGCGCCACCACACGGATGGTGCGGGGGAACACCACCTATTTTGGCGGCGGGTCCTTTACACTGGAGGAAAAATAGATGCTGCACACAAGTGGGCTATACCAGACTATGCTGCGTGATCCGCGCCATCAGAAGGAGTGCTATGTGCGCATTGCCGGAGAGGACTATCATCAGGACCGGCTGGTCTCCCTGTCCACCTCCGGCGGTGCGTTCGCCTCGCCGGATATCGGCACCTGCGCCTCCCGGCAGATCGACCTGTTACTGCGCAATCCCGGGGAAATCCCACGGCAGGCGGAGCTGCGGGTCTACGTCCGGCTGCGGCTGGGCGGCCAGGTTTCGGAATGGCTGCCCAAGGGGGTGTACTACATATCCACCCGGAAACTGGACAAGCGCACCGGCACGTTGGCCATCCACGGCTTTGACGCGATGCTGAAGGCCAGCGACGTATGGCTGACGGAGGATTACGCGCCGGTTAACTGGCCCATGCCCCAGCGGGTGGCGGTAGAGGACATCGCCTACCGCATGGGCGCTGAGGTAGACCCGCGGACGGTAGTGACTGACGGTTTTCCTATCCCCTACCCCGCAGACGAGACCGGGGAAGACCTCACGATGCTGGATATCCTGGAGTTCATCGCCGTGTGTAACGCCGGGAACTGGGTGATCAGCGACGAGGGGAGGCTGCTGCTCCTGCGGTACGGCGATATCCCCCCGGAAACAAATTATCTGGTGACGGAGTATGGATCCGCCATCACATTGGGAGGTGTAAAGATTCTTGTTGGATAAAGTTTTTGCAGGCATGAAGGTGTCCGACTTGGACACATCCGCCCCGCCGGTCCGGATCAGCCGGGTAAACCTGCGGGTAGACAACGAGACCAGCTACACCGCCGGGGATGACAGCGGTCGCACCATTGAAAAGGAGTGCCCTTGGGGCACCCAGGCCATGTGCGACGGCATCCTGGCCCAGGTGCGCTCCGTAGGGTACCAGCCTTTTTCTGGCGTGGACTGCCTGCTGGACCCGGCGGCGGAGGTGGGGGATGGGATCACCATCGGGGGCGTGTACTCCGTCCTGGCCAGGACGGATATTACCTTTGACGGCCTATACACGGCGGACCCGTCCGCACCGGGGTCGGACGAGGTGGACGACGAGTATCCATATAAATCCCGCGCCAGCCGGCTGGCAGACCGGCAGCGGGCGCAGATTTACTCCCGCATCATCAAAACAGCCAATATGATCCGGCTGGAGGTGGTGGACGAGGTGCGAAAGCTCAACGCCCGAATCACCCTCGAAGTGGATCGGATTACCACAGAGGTCAACGACGTCAACGCGGGCCTCAGCTCTAAGATTGAGCAGACGGCCAGCAGCCTGACGTCCCAGATCACCAATACCGCAAACGGGCTCAGCAGTAAGATCGAACAGACAGCGTCCTCCCTGACAGCGCAGATCTCAAACACGGAGGCGGGCCTTAAAAATGAGATCAAGGTGACAGCTGACGGCTTGACAGAAAAAATTTCTGCTACAGATGGCCGGGTGACAACGCTATCTACAACGGTGGATGGAATCAACGTCGATGTTAATGGGAAGGATGGGAAGTTCTCTAAGCTGTCACAAAATGTGGATGGTGTCTCTGTAAGAGTTGGCAATGCCGAGGGGAAAATCACTACTGTAGAGACGACAATCAATGGGCTGACTGTTACAGATACTAGCGGGACTACGTTTATTAGCGGCTCAAAGATTGCGACCAAAAGCATTACCGCCGAGCAGCTCGCTGTTGACGCGCTAAAGACTGACAGGATCTACAACAAGGACGGTACAAAAATCTCCATCGACTGCTCTGACACACGTGATCTGAAAATTGGCGGGGTTGACAGCGAACTTCCCTACGATAAGGTATCCATAAGAGGAAAGACTATCCTTCTTAGTGCGTGGGGAAAGACAAATATTGGTGTTGAATTCCAGAATTATACTGACGTATGTATACGCCCTGTTAGTAACTATACATATGATTTAGGTGACAGTACTCATTGCTGGAAATTCTTTTACACAAATAGTATCGAAGTCATCCCTAACGGTGTTTCAGGAGGATCAAAAATCAATGGTGTTGGTATTATCCCAAGAACTTCAAATCAATTTTTAGGCAACAGTACGTATAGATGGGCTTATTTCTATGCAAAAAACGCTAATGTATCTGGCAACCTATCTATGGATACCTCATCCAGAATCGGCTTTTTCGGTCATGCAGCAATGAGCAAAACAATAATATCTACTATGATAGCTACAACTAATACAACAGCACTGGATGTTGCAAATAAACTGAACGATTTGATTACAGCCTTGAAAAATTATGGACTAATTTAATAGGAGGACGCCACAATGACTGAACTACAGAAAGAACTCGATCGGGCATTCAAGCTGATATCGGCTATCTGCGTCAGCGGGGAGACGGTGGAGGTAATGGCGGCGGCGCGGGAGAGCCTGCGCCGGGCCTACCAACTGGCCGCGCCGCCTGATGAAGAAAAGGAGGGCCCCGGCGATGGCCGATAAGACGACAGGTGCGCTGGCGGCGGTAGCGGAAGCGCCGATCGGGAGCCTGCCGGGGATAGCAGATCTGTACGACGACACCCTGCTTCCAGTCGAGCAGCAGGGGGAGGCCCGGCACATGACCGGGCGGCAGTGGAAGAAGTACGCCCAGGCGGGCGTGCAGGTCTACGTCGAGGGTGCGAAGCAGTCCGCAGAGGCGGCGGCAAACAGCGCGGATGCAGCAGCCAAGAGCGCCCAGGCAGCTGCAAGCAGCGCGTCCGATGCGGCAGGCAGCGCCCTGACCGCCCAGCAGTACAGCGGCAAGCCGCCCGTCATCATTGATGGCAGGTGGTGGACGTGGAACGCCGCTACACAGCAGTATGAGGATACCGGAGAGGCGGCCCGGGGCAACCTCATGTACGCTACGTTCTTCCTGGACACGGCGGCGGGAGACCTATACATGTTTACCGATAACGAATACACCGGCCCGCAGTTCCGGCTGAATGGGGCGGATCTGGAGGTGGTACTGCATTATGGAAACTAGTACGAATTTAGGCCGCGTGTCCCTGGTGCCCCGTGGGGAGTATGATCCGGCTGCACAGTACGAGCGGCTGGACGTGGTTGGCTATGGTGGGGCCGGGTACCTGGTGCTGCGGCCCGTGCAGGGCGTGGTGCCAGCCAACGGCGCGGACTATATGCTGATATCGGAAAAGGGCGGCAAGGGTGACAAGGGAGACCAGGGCGAAGCGGCAGGGTTTGGAACGGTCAGCGCCGCAGTGGATGAAACAGTTGGTACGCCGTCTGTGGAGGTGTCTGCCTCTGGACCCGATACCGCAAAGGAGTTTGCTTTTTCCTTTCATGGGCTGAAGGGCCAGCAGGGCATCCAGGGGGACAAGGGAGATCCTGGCAGCAATATTGCCAGCATCGAGCGGACGGCTGGTACCGGCGCACCGGGCACACGGGATACCTACACCATCACCCTGACAGACGGCACAACCTCTACATTTCAAGTATACAACGGTGCGGACGGTGTCGGCGCAGGCGACATGACGGCGGCTGTGTACGACCCGCAGGGCAGGGCACAGGATATTTTCCAATATGTGGACGACCACACCCCCAAGGATGCGGTCACAGTACCCGGCGGTGGGACGATTGAGATGGGCGAGAGCCTGGGGGAAGGGCCGTATACCTTTGAGTACGAGGAGGATGGCGAGGGCAGCGCGGTGCGGGCAGATCAGGTGTCCTACGACAGCGGGGGGAGCGGGCTGGAGGCCGCGACGGTACAGGGGGCGCTGGATGCGCTAAGTGCGGTCAAGGCGGATGTGAGCCGGGTGAGCAACCCGAACCTGCTGGACAACTGGTACTTTGCTGACCCGGTCAATCAGAGGGGGCAGGCGGAGTACGGGCGGGGGTACACCATTGACCGGTGGTTTTTTGGATGCGACAGCGAAGAATCCAAGGTCATGGTTGGTGCTGGCGGGATTGGTTTGAGATCGGCTGAGAACAGCGGGTATAACAACCTGGAGCAAAGAATTCCCAAATCCCGTTTCCTATCAGGCGTGTACACGCTCAGTTTCCTGGTGAGCAATCCAAGTGAAACGAAACAGGTATATATCTTTGGAGTCGATACGGTATGGGACCCGCAAGGGACGCTCTGTTCAATAACAGCTTATGTTGATTGCAACACCCTTACCGACATTGTGACAATTGGGCTGCAAAAAAGCATCTCCGCAACCCCTCTTACTGTAATCGCCGCGAAGCTGGAGCTGGGCAGTCAGCAAACCCTGGCCCATCAGGATGCTGCCGGTAACTGGGTGCTCAACGACCCGCCGCCTGATAAGACGCTGGAGCTGCTGAAATGCCAGTGGTATCAGCAGTGTGCCGGTTTTACGCGCGTAGCATTTGGCCCAATTATTGCTGGGCACACGGTATCTTCCAGTATTCAGATCGGAAAAATGCGGGAAAATCCAACCTGCAAATTGGGGCTGTTGGATATCCCTTATCTGGAGCGTATCGCTTTCGACCCGGCTAAAATGATCTTCATTTGTACAGATCGGCACAATATATCCGTCGATATTTCTGATATGGAGATTGCCAACAGGGTAGCTGGGAAGACGGTAACAATCGTTGATTTTTTTGCTGACGCCAATTTATAGGAGGGCGCCATGGAATTCTACAGCAAGCACCATATCACATATTACCAAGGACGGACTATTTTGCGACAGGAGGTAATCTGATGTCGATTTATGTAAGAGACGCCGCTGGCAGCCGGAAAAAGATTGGCGGCGTCGGCCTGCCGGGGCCTGCCGCCACCATCAATGGCGTGAATACCCTGACTGTCACTGCGGGCGATCATATCAAGTTGGATCAAGCGGATGGTGAGCTGAAAATCGGGGTGAACCTGGACAATGGATCAATCACTGGTGACACGTCGCTGTTGGATGATCTGAAGAGCCCGGGCACCTATAACTGGCTGGATGAAGAAGGCGAACTTGGGATCACAGGCGGACTCTGGAACGTTGCTGTCACAAACAGCGCCTTTTCTGCGGTCCAACCCTCTATCACACAGACCCTTGTGGGTACCTATGGGCCGGGGACGAAGGGGCGAGTACTTGCCCGATCCTTCTACTACGCCAACAATCCCCAGTGGACACCCTGGAGGGAACTGGCAAGCCTAGATCAAATCTCTAGCCCGAACCTACTGGACAACTGGTACTTTGCTGACCCGGTCAACCAAAGGGGGCAGGCGGAGTACATCGGTGCGGGGTACACAATTGACCGGTGGATAACCTTCGAGGGTGGAAAGGTTACAGTTACAGACGGCGGTCTGAAAATGAGTTCGGAAAATTCGCCCCATAATCGGATAAATTTTGCCCAAATCCTTGAAAACAAACCGATGGATGATGGCATTTATACGTTGAGTGTCCTGTACAACGGTAATCAACTGTCCGCCCGTTCAGGGAAACTGGCTGTGAACAGCGTTGCGCCTGTAGCTGGGTTTGGCTATGCTCGTTTTTACAACACGAACATGGGCTTTATCGTGGAATTTGTATGCAATATTGAAAATTCCGAGACCGTTGTAAATGCAGTCAAGCTGGAGCTGGGCACCATTCAGACGCTGGCTCACCAGGATGCCTCCGGCAACTGGGTACTCAGCGATCCGCCGCCTGACCCCGCGCTGGAGCTGGCCAAGTGTCAGCGGTATCAATTTGTGATTGGCAATAGACTGCTCGCGCCATTTGGCACGTTCGTCAGTAGAGCATCAGGCCGTGCTTCCGCGTTTATTCCGCTTCCAACAATGCGAGCCGCGCCTACTGTTACATTTTATGGTAATTTTCGTGCTATTGCATCTAATAGAGAAACAGTTGGATCAAATTTGACAGGCGTTATATCTGGATGGTCTGCCAGCGGCGTTGAAATAGCTATCCATAGTTTTGAAGGGCTCAGCGTTGGAGATGCTGGATGGCTGGACACACGAGACGCCAATGCAATGGTTATCTTTGATGCAAATATATAAGGAGGTTCGCCATGATCGAATTTTACAACCACCATTACATCGAAACCGATTCCCAAGGCCGCATTACCTCCGGCTGGAGCGACGGCCCGCATCCAGAGCGCGATACCGCCAACGCCATCTGTATCAACGAGCAGGGCGGCTACCAGTTCCGTCTCCGGCCCGGCGGCGAGGAAAACCCGGCCCTCTACACCATGGACGGTATCCCGCTGTACAAATGGGACGGGGAACAAGCCGTTCCCCGCACCGAAGATGAGATGAACGCTGACAGAGAGGCAATCCCAGCCCCGCCGCCATCCCCACAGGAACAACTGCGGGCTGATGTGGACTTTCTGGCTGCCATGCAGGGGGTGATGCTATGAGCGTATATGAGCTGGCAAAAGCCTACTATCCCCGCCTGTGGGACAAGTCCCGTCTGGAGACACTGGTGGCTGCTGGGAGGCTGACACAGGAGCAGATGGAGGAAATCATCAACGAAAAGGAGGGCTAAGCAATGCCGGAAAGATGCAGTGCGAACGATTGCCCGGTAAGCGCCCGGGTAGACACGCTGGAAAAGGAGTTTGACCGCTACCGGGGGAATTCCACCGATACCCACCGGCAGATGTTTGAGCGCATCAGCGCGCTGGAGCGGAGCGGGGCCACGCTCAAAACCAAGCTGGACGGGATGGACGAGAAGCTGGACGGGATCAGCGAGAAGGTCAACACGCTGGCGGACAAGCCTGGCAAACGGTGGGAAACTCTGGTGGGCTGTGTGTTGAGCGCCCTGGCCGGTGCGTTCATCCTATGGCTGGCATCCGGTATGCCGGGGGCGGGCGGATGAAGGGCGTGACCCGCCTGCTGTTCGTTACCACGCAGCTGGCCGCACTGGCCTGGGTGAGCGTATCCTACCTGATCGCTATCTATGCCACCGTGCGGCTGGCCCAGCCCTTCCCGGTGGTGGAGCTCAGCCAGCAGGCCATTACCACCATCCTGGGCGTTAACGTCCTGAAGGTGGTGGAGAACATCTTTGAGCACAACGACAGCCCGGTTTTCGGGCACACGAAAGAAAGCGAGGATACATACGTATGAGCGGAAACATCGTCAAGCGGCTGGGGAATCTGCTGAGCGTCAAGAGCTTGGTTACTCTGACGCTTACCGTGGTGTTTGCGGTCATGGCCCTGCGGGGTACCATCTCTCAGGACTTCATGACTGTTTACGCCGTGGTCATCGCCTTCTATTTTGGCACCCAGTCCCAGAAGGTACAGGAGGCACTGGAGGGCAGCAATGGGGACGGTTAATGAGCTGCTTGCCGTCTCCAGACGGCAGATCGGCACCTGCGAAAGCCCGCCGGACAGCAATAATGTCCGCTATAACACCTGGTACTATGGCCGGGAGGTCATGGGCAGCGCCTACCCCTGGTGTATGGTATTCGTGCAGTGGGTATTTGACCAGGCAAAGGTACGGCTGCCCCGGCGTACTGCCTCCTGCGGGGATCTCATGCGGGCGGCCCAGGCGGCAGGCTGCTGGGTGGTGCGGGACTTCCAGCCGGGGGACGTGGTGATCTACGATTTCTCCGGCAAGAAGAAATCCACTGAGCACTGCGGCATTGTGGAAATGGAGCTGCCGGATTACGGCGTCCAGGCCATCGAGGGGAACACCAGCCAGTCCGGGAGCCAATCCAACGGCGGCATGGTCTGCCGGAAGAACCGGAATAAGAAGTACATCATTGGGGCTATTCGCCCCCAGTTCGACGCGGAGAAAAAGGAGGAACCCATGGACGGGAAGGAAATCTATGACGCGCTCCAGGCGTACCTGAAGACACAGCAGATGCCCGCCGCCTGTCAGGCGGAGTACCGGGAGGCCGTGAACGCCGGCATTACCGACGGCAAGGACCCCTGCCTCCTGATCCCCAGGTGGCAGGCCGCTATTATGGCGAAGAGGGCCGCCAAAGGAAAGTAACCCTTGCAATGACCAGAAAGATTATGTAAAATAAAAGGAAAGGGGTGTGAAATATGGGTAACAAAAAGGATGTTCTTTCCGTGAATATGCAATATGACGACACACAGACAATTCCCCTGGCTCTCCATGAGATGCATATGGCCAGGGCAGACCGGCGATTGTGGCGGCTCTGCATGTGCTGGGCGGCGTCTGTCATTGTTATTGTCTGCGCTTTTGTGTGGCTCTGGAACCAGTATGACTACGAAAGCACTACAGAGCTGTCTGGAGTTTACAATCTGGTCGATTCCGAAGGGAATGTAGTCAGCTCCGATCTCAGCCCGGATGATGTTATCCGTATTTTGCAGGAGCTTGATAATGGCAAAGGTCAGGAAAACCAGAACCCGTAAAAAGAAAAATGGCAAGAGCAAGGGTACGCGTACCAAAAAGCCTTGAGTATTTTACTCGATCGGACTGGGAGCGCGTGATTTATGAAGCAGCCCTTGGAACAGAGGATACCAGGATTGCGAAACTGTATCTGTTGGATGCTGTAGCGCATGTCGATATCGGCGCGGAACTTGGGCTAAGCAGAAGTGCGATATCGAAACGCCTCCGCCGCATCGTAGATAAGGTGGAGCGCACAGCCAGAAGGCTGGGGTATTTTACATAGCAGCAAGACCGGAGCGGTAAAACCACCGCTCCGGTCTTATTTTTCCCATAACTTCACTTAAACGCCACACAAAATTTTTGGGGGTCATTTACAATACAATATAGAAGGAGGGAAAAGGGACAGCCTGGAAATGCCGGTGTGCAGTAGGCTTGCTGTTTTTCTCTCTAAATTTTTGAGGTGATACATATGGATCAATTTTCCTTTTCCGGCTTTTCGGCATCCAATATGTTCCCCTGCATGGTGGATGGCGCAGACATTTACCAGACCGACTATGCCGGCAACCGCCAGATGATCGGCAAGACCCTGGCCGCTTACAACGAGCTGGAGCAGACCACCGCCCAGTACTATGACAAGCTGGTGGAGCTGGGAATCATCGTCCCTCCCAAGTCCCAGGAGGAACTGATGGCGGAAATGCAGAAATCTATGCTGGAAATGTCCGGCATCATCGCCGGTCTGTCAAATGAACTGAAGGAGTTGAAGAACCGTGAACCTGGACAATGTGCTTGCGGCGGTGGGGCGGATGTTTCCCAGCGCAAATCTAAACGGGGCGGTACAGAAAGCGCAGGAGGCGATCAGCGGGACGGCGGACAGCCTTGACGGCGTCAGCGCTACCGCGCAGCGGCTGGGTCTGAACCGTCAGGCAGTGGAAAATATTTACCGTCAGTACGGCGGCACCATGCAGGCGAGGGCCTTGTGCAGCCTTTTGGGCACCACTCCGGAGGCGTTAAAGGCCGACGCGGAAAAGATGCTGGGCGGGAGCGGGACGCCCTTCCAGCCCCCGCAGAATGCCCGGCAGGGCGCAACTAAATTCCCCCGGCTGAAATAGCCGTTGGAATACATATTTTTTACAAAGGAGTGAAGGAAATGGAGGATTCCAAGACTGGTATGAGCTGGATCGGCGTCCTGTTCGTCATCCTGGTGATCTGGGCAATCTTTGGCGGCTTTGGCAACGGCTTTGGCTGGGGCAATCGCGGCGGCTGCGTCCCCGAGGGCGGCTGTAACCGCGTGTCCAACTGCGAGGTTGAGAAGCGGGAGATCATCGACAGTGCCCGCACCCAGTACCTGACCGAGCAGCAGGGCGAGACCACCCGTATCGCCATCC